GTGAACTACTCCGACCCTAAAGGGTACGGAGCTTCGGGTTTCATCGACTCACCTAATGGCAACGCCTCACACCGTTTTTGTTTTATGTCCGACTTAGTCCCTAATCCAGACAATATTATTAAACCTTGTTTTTTTATATTTATTGCAGCATTCAAATCTCTGTCATGCTTCACCCCACAACCAACACAAACCCACTCCCTGTCTTTCAATGTTAAGTCTTGGTTGATATAATTACAACACGAACATGTTTTACTACTTGGAAAGAATCTACCAATCTTTACAACGGTTTTATCATTCCAACCTGCTTTGTATTCAAGCATATTGTAAAATGTACCTAACGCTACATCACTAAATGTTTGGGCTAATTTATGATTTTTCATCATATTTTTCACTGCTAAGTCCTCTATACAAATCACATCGTGGTTTTTGACGATTTCTGTACTAACTTTATGTAAATAATCTCTTCTAATATTTTTTACTTTTTCATGTACTTTCGATAACTTATTTTTTTGTTTTTTATTACCAACACTACCTTTTTTCTTTTTAGATAACTGTCTTTGCTCGTATTTTAATTTTTTTAAATTAACTTTAAGTGTTTTTTTATTCTCATAAACCTTTCCATCCGAAAGGATTGCCAAATCCTTTATACCTGTATCAATCCCAATCTCCGAATTTGTTTTATCAAATTCAATATAGTCAACCTCACATGTAATACTAACATAATATTTGTTTGTACTTGATTTGGATATTGTTGCAAACAATATCTTTCCATCAATTTCTCTATGAAGATTAATTTTTATTCCACCTTTAAATTTTGGTATAATTAATTTATTGTTTTCGACAATAATTGATTGAGGAATAGAAAAACTTTGTTCATTATATTTTGATTTAAACTTAGGAAATTTAGCTTGTTTTTTAAAAAAATTATTGTAAGCTACATCTAAGTTTCTTAGAGATGATTGCAAACTTTGACTATTAATTTCTTTTAACCAACTTAAATTTTCATCTTTTTTTAAATTTGTCAAATCATTTGCGTTATCATAATAACTTAAAGATGTTTTATTTTCAAGATAAGTTTCTTTTCTTTTGTTTAGATAATGGTTAAATACAAATCTAGTTGCCCCAAAATGTTTTGCCAACAAGATTTGTTGGTTTTTATTTGGTGATAGCAAGAATTTATATGATTTGTAAATTTGTTTCATGTATGTAAATGTACTAATAAATAGTTAAAAAACAAATAAAGTTTACAATTTTTTTAATATTTTTGTAAAAAATATTAAAAATGGATAAATACCATAAAAAATCACACTGTAAGTATTTGATTAAGATACATTTAGTCTTTGTGACTAAATATAGAAAAAATATTATTAAAGGTAATTTTAGATGTGATTTGTTAAATATATTATATAATATATCATTGGAGAAGGGGTTTATAATTGATGTGATGGAAAGTGATGTGAATCATGTTCACATTTTAGTTGACATACCACCACAAGTGTCGGTACAACAAGTTGTACACCAATTAAAACAATTATCAACATATATGTTATATCAAATACATAAAGAATATTTAAAAAAATATTATTGGAAAGAGAATACATTATTTAGTGATGGATATTTTAGTTGTTCGACAGGTGATGCATCAAGTGAAATGGTAAGAAAATATATAGAAGAACAAGGGTAGTGCTTACATCCCCAACCCTAAAGGGATAGGGGTTTTACGCACAAAACCGATAAATCTTCTTTATTATTGATTAATAATTTTAAACATTCACTAATATCTTCATAAATATGTGGTACACAATCTAATTCTTTAATTTCATTTGCTGTACACCATTTATATTCACTGTGTTCTTTATTTATTTTAATATCATTAGGTGTTTTTGTAATTGCAACAAATAATGCCACTTCACAATCACCATCATGTTTATTGTAACAATATTTAATGAAGTCTAAATCTAAATTAGTTTCTTCTTTGACCTCTCTAATAAAAGCATCTTTAAATTCTTCATCACCATCAACCTTTCCACCAACTAATGCCCATTTACCTGGAAACCATTTAGTATCTACACCACGTTTAACTAATAATATACTTTTTTCTGGATTTAAGATAACCCCACAAGAAGCTTTCTTAGTTGGTATATAGTTTTCAATTAATTCAATATGTTCTTTTAAAGCCATAGGATTGCGTGTTAAACCGATAGTTGATTTATCGTGTGATTTTAAATGTGTATTATTTAATATTGTCATATTTTTTCTAATATCTTTACCAGTAGATATTGAATCTCTTTTCATCGCTAATATTAGATTAATATAATTTTTTAATTTAATACCACCATGTAATTGGTATTCTTCTGATGTATTATTTCCTTTGAAATTATCAAAATAATTTTTTATTTTCTTTGCATACTCGTATGTTAATGAATATTCAGGTTTGTCATCAATAGCTGATACAATATGTTTTATTATTTCAGCTTTATCACCATATTGTTTTATTAAATCATCCAAATGTTTTTGTATGTTTGGTGAAACTATTTTTAATATAGTACCTTTTAAATCTGAATTTTCTTCATTAAGTGTATTTTTTATTAATCTTTCTTGAATATATTTTACTAGTGTTTTAATATCTTTTACTGAATTAAATTCACCAATAAGTTTTCCATCAGCATATAATAAATATGTTTTTTTCTTGTCTCTTATTAATCCTTCGGCTATTCTAAGGTTTACACCATTTATATCTGCTTGTGCAAGTGGATGTTCATAATTAAACATGTTTTGTCTAATATCATTACGTTTATTAAATATATTCTGACCAGGCACTACATCATTATAATTGCTTTCAATTTCTTTTTGTAAATCTTCAATTTCTTTTTTAGTAACCTTTCCTTCAATACCTAAATAATTTAATATATTTGGTTTTAATGAATTAGATAATGCAGTATTATTTTCATTTAAAGTGTAATAATTATTTAATTTCATTTTATCTCCAAGTAAATTTTCTCTATTCATTCTAAGAATTAAATCTTTGACCCATTGTTTTTTAAATGAATCTTTTAAATTATTAAAAACAATATTTAAAGTTGGTGTTAAATTAAATAAATCTCTTAAACTTAATTCGTTCCAATTTTCTTTATATTTATTATATACTTGTTTAATATTATGTATTTGTCCTTGTATTTCCATTTTTGTTGAATCTACTGGTACATTATTAATATCTCTTGTACCTAATTTTGATGCAATTTCAGTACGTTTATAAATATGTTGATTATTATTTGTATCATCAATCCAGTGTGCTAATTCATGGTGTATTGAACCTTTTATTCTTTCTTCTGTAAATTCCATTTTAAAAGAATTATATTGATTACCACCTTTTAAACTATCTAACGCATCATTATAATCACCATTAAATTCATTTAATACATAATTAATAGCATTACGATTAGCAGATAAAAAAATAGTTTTTGTACTAGGTCTATAAGCGTTACCAAGTCTATTGTTAATAATTAATTCACATATATTTGTTTCATTTGCTTTAATAGAATCTTCTGAATTAAGTATATTAGTATTATCACCTTGATATTCTTCAAACATCTCTTTTCTAATAATACCTGTTTTATTTAACTCATCTATATCAGTTTTAAAATATTTATTATATAATAAATCAACATCGCTGTCAACATTTGTTAATTTTTCAGTTAATAAAGATTCATTTAAATTGTTATTAACTACCCAAAACCATTCAAAACCATTTGTACCACTGGTTTTAATAAAATAAATATTATTAGTTTTGAAAAAATTATATGTATCACTTAAATTATTTAAAAAATCATCAAAACTTTCATCTGAATCTAAAATTTCATGTGGATTTACATTTAATAAAAAATCTTTTTTACTAATTTCACTCGAATTTTTTAATGTATCTTCCCACCATTTTTCAGTATCAATATTTTTAAAAAAATCTATATTATTTTTATTGAACCTACAACTTCTAATGTTATCACATTGACCTATGTATTTACTATCTTCATTTAACATATTATTAAACTTTATTATAAATAGTAAAGAAATTAATTGGTTGTTTTAATATTTAATAAATCTAAAAATTATCGATAAAATATATCACTTTATTGGTTTTATTTATTTATATCTGGAAATGTTTTTATAATACAATCCAATAACTTACCAAATGTTGAATTTATTTTCCCATCCCATTCTGGTATATATTCATATTTTTTTTTTATTTTAATTTATAATCCTATTTTATAAACAAATACACCACAATCATGTATTGTATTTTCTGAATAAGATATATCGTATTCGTGAAATCGTTTATCACCTTTATAATAACTAATTCTTGGTTCTTCTTCTGAATGAAGAATAAAACCTAAGTTTTCAAAATCTTTTAAATGTTTTTTACCAAACCAACGTTTATCAAATTTAATTGTAAGGTTATTTGAATTATATTCTTTAATATAATCATTAAAAATAGTAATATTTAAATTTTTTAAATTATATTTATCTTCAATGTGAAAATTTTCTATAACATTATTACTATTAATTGATATATAACCAATTTGTGTATTATTTTCTTTTGTAAAAATACCGTAATTAATATTATTTGTTTCATCAAAATATTTCACAACCCCATAACTAATATAAAATTGATTTTGTTTTATATCAGAGTCTATTTTTGTTATGTAACAATTATTAAAATTAATATCAATTGTATTTCTTTTGATGATTTCGATATGTTTGTCATTTAATATATTTTCCTTTAAAAATAATAAATCATCATAATTAATATAATTTTCATTACCAACAAGTTTTAATATTTTATTTATAATTATTAATGTATTATTTTGAAATTCATCTTCAAAAACTTGTATTAAGTGATAATCTTTTTGCTTTGCTAAATTAGTTTTATTAATATGATAATTTTTACCTTTTTTATCTGTACTATGATAATATACACCATTATATTCGATACCACTTTTGTAATCACTAAGTAATATATCTATTTCATGCCCAGTGCCTAGTAAAATTCTATTACCTTTATCAGGTACATTATTTAAATATTTTTTTAATATATTTCTTAATAATCTTTCACCAGTAGATGTATTATAAGTATCATGTATTTCAATATTATTGTCATATAAAATTTTATAAATACTAAATGCTGATACATCAAATTCATCTTTTAATTCAACAACAAATTTATTTTTATTACTATAATTAGTACATATATATTTTATTTCTTCTTCTGTGAAATCAATAATATTTTTATCTTTAATTTCAACACTATTTTCATTTAAAAGGCGATATATAGTATCCGTTGAACAATTATAATCAATAGATAATTCTTTAACACTTTTATTTCTTTTAATATAATTATTAGTTATTTCTTTAATATCTTCATCTGAAAATACTATATGTCTACAATCTTTTATCTCAATATTATTTTCAACTAATAATCTATTAATAATATTTGATGAAGTATAATCTAACTTTATACAAATATAAGAAAAATAATGTAATTACAATGTAATTTTTCTTTTATTTTTACTATTTAATATAAAGAATTAATATGAAATATAAAATATCTCAATATGCTAAACTTAATCACGTAACAATCAGGACTATATGGAATTGGATTGCGGATGGACGTTTGACAATTGAAAAAACTAAAACTAATAGAACTTTAATTATTGAAGATAATAATCCAATCAAACAACGTGTTGTTGTTTATGCAAGAGTATCTTCTTCGGAAAATAAATCAAATCTTGAATCTCAAAAACAACGTCTATTAGATTTTGCTTCGGCAAAAGGTTATATTGTAGAGGATGTTATAACCGAAATCGGTTCTGGTCTTAATGACCAACGACCTAAATTAGAAAAAATTCTCGTAGATAGGTCAATAACACATATAATTGTGGAACATAAAGATAGACTTGCTAGGTTTGGATTAAACTATATACAAAAACTACTTGAACTTGATAATCGTAAAATTGAAATCATCAACAACGTTGATGATAATAAACAAGATGACCTTATGCAAGATTTTGTTTCAATTATTACTTCTTTCTGTGCAAGACTGTATGGTCAACGTAGAACAAAAAGAAATACTGAAAAATTAATAACGCAACTAAACCAAGAATAATAATTAACTTAGATTTACCTAATGATAATAGATTCTCAATTCTCAAAAGACTTCCACTCTTTTAACTTAAATAACGTTAAATACGATGCTATGCACCGTAAAGCAACGCTTTTAAGAGAATTTAGAAATAATTTATCAACCAAAATTAACCAAAACCTTTTCTTTTATTTACAATCACAAACGTTTGACGTAGTCAAACTTCTTAATACTCAAATTGACCACCTTACTGGTCAAGATATACAACACGCTATCGCAAACGTTCACACAACTTATATTAATAAATTTGAAAGTGTTTTAAAAAAATTAACGTTTAAAATACAAACAACAAATAAAATTAATGTAACCAAATATAAGGTTAAAACAAAAAATAATGTTGCTGGTGATATTAAAAGTTTTTCAATAACTTTAAAATCAACACCTTTATCAAAAATTTTACTTTATATATCAAAATTTGATTCAATAAATCAATGTCTTGATTTTATTCAAAATAAATTAAATGAAAAAGATTTAGATGAAAATAAATTATTATTCTATGTAAAAATCCTTGAAACAACAATAAAATTTGGTGAAAATAGGTTATTTGATTTACTTAATAATAAACGTTTACGTTTAATTAAAAATTATAATAATGAACCAATAATTTTTAAAGAGTTAACATATAGTTCATTAAGTAGGTTAACAACAGATTTTGTTGGTGAAAATGTTAATAAAAAATCAATAATTAATTGTTTTTTAAATATTGGTGGTATTGAAAGTATTGATGGAAAAGAAAACAAGGTTGTAGTTCCATGTAATTTTTCAAAGAAATATCATGGTAGTCCAAGTGATTATAATAAAAATAATGTTGGTCAAAAATGCGTAAGTTATACTGTTTGTTTTTTAGAAGATAAACAAATAAGAGTTATTTTATCAAAACCTGGTAAACGTTTAATAAATGTAGGTGGAACAGATTATTTAGGGGTTGACGTTAACGTCAAACATAATATGTTTGCTTTGCCAGATGGAAAAACATTTGATTATGATAGAAATATAATAAATAAGTTTGTTAACTTACTTAAACACGTTGACCGTGTAAAAGAACATAAAAACAAACTTGGTTTATCCAAGAAACAAGTTAATGTTGTTGGAAGACAATATAATAAACATCTTAAAAGTTATAGATTAAAGATTCGTGGTATGTTACAAAGTTCATGTAGTGAACTTGTAAAATATACTAAACAAATTGGTAAAAACCATTTGGTTTTGGAGGACTTAAAGTTAAGTTCGAAGATGTTTAGTAAGTCGGATGAATTTGATGAATTTAATTACGCTAGGTTGTTTAGGTTGTTAAATTTAGTTGACATAAAAAATATTGTAAAGGGAATTGCGTATAAGCAAGGTGTGTCGGTTAGTTTTGTCCACCCACATTATACTAGTCAACAATGTGATTGTTGTGGTCACATTAGTAGGGAAAATAGAGTTTTACAAGAGGAATTTAAATGTATTGAATGTGGAAACGGCATGAATGCCGATACACATGCAGCAATTAATATAGAAAACAGATGCTCGATAGATGTTCTACGAGATAGTCTTTTAACTAAAAATAAGTTGGGAGAATATGTTCCGAAGGTTTTGTCGAAGGACAGAATAAAGGAAACGTTGTTAGAGTGTAGTTACAGGTCTTAGGATTGTGAGTAATGCGTAGCTTGTCTGCGTGGGTAATTTCATTAAATTACATTACTTTCTGTAACTATTATATATTTTAGCAATAGTAATTGTACTATTATTATTTTTATATAAATTAATAATATTAGTTTTTTCTATATCTGTGAAATTTCTTATTCTTCTATTTGTAATTAATATATTATTTTCTTTTAATATTCTATATAATACAATAGAAGTTATATTAAAAGTATTTGATATAATATCAATTGGAATTGTGGTATTTTGATATTGATATATTAAATTAGTAATTTGTTCATGTGGTAAGTTGATTTTATTATAAGATGGTGTTCTTTTATATATTTCAATATTATTTTTATCTAAAATTCTTTTAATAACAGATTGATTAACATTATACAATAAACCAATTTCTTTAACTGTTTTATTGTTATTTATATAATTATAAATAATATCTTTTACTTCTGTTTCACTAAAATTAAATGCCATAATATTTTATTTTTTACAATGTTATATTTTACGTAAAGATTACATAAAGGTTACAAATATATATCATTTTTTAGAATAAAAAAAATGTTTCTGGTAATATTTTTTTATTTGTATTATCTTGTCCATTATTTTCATAACGACTTTTTAATTCTCTTTCATAATATTCTGCATTATTATTGCTCACAACCCATGCACTAACCATAGCTTTTGTTTTTTCTAGTGCTTTGGAAATTGATGTACCATTAGTATCGCAAACATATAAAGCTATTGATAATGAGAAGATTAAGTCACTAGTACCACCTCGTTTATGGTCTGGACGACCTTTGTTATCGACAAAGCCTCTTAACTCTTCTAGTAATCTACTAGAACGAACAATAATTTCATCACGAAAACCTCTTGACATTGCATCCAGTATTTCATTTCTATTATTTTTAGTAATAACGATACCTGGTCTCAAATCATTATTTCCTTCATTTTCTAATCTATCTTTAATATATCTATCTTTTATTTCTGTATAGTGAATATTTTTATATTCATAAGTGTTAATTAATTTTTGTGCAACAGGAATACCATAAGACCCTGTTAAATCAATAGCAACATAAGCATTATTATAGATAACTGCATATTTATATACAATATCTGCTAATAAATCTGGTGGTATTTTACCTCGATACTCAGCAACCATCTCCTTAGTAAATAAGTTAATAATGGTAATTGTTGAATAATCTTCTGCAACACCTGATGATACATCTGAGCCAAGTACATATTTCTCATCAGGTGAAGAAGGGAACTTCCAAATATGAAAACAATTATTAAAGTCATAGAAATTAGGTTTAATAATATTTTCAACTTCTTGTTTAATTAAATATTCTTCATCAATAAAAGCACCCCCTGAATTATTAAATGAACATTCTAATTCCTGAGCAATCTTCTTCTTGTCGAAATTGAACCCAGCACATTCTCGTTCATACCAACTAGAAGTTGGCTTATAACCTCTGATTATCAATTCTTTCTGTTTATCTTCGTCAAATTCAATAATTTCATCATTACCAGAAACCCATTTTAGGTCAGAAATTAATCTTACATCACGATACCATTTTAATTCTTGACATACAAATGAACTTTTACCTTGTGATGCTAAATCAAAAATTTTAAAAAATACATTATTACACCCTGATGGTGTACTAATTATACGAACATTACCCCCCATAGAGAATACACTTTTACTACTCTCCCAAAACTCTTCATCGTGTTCAAAGTGTGCAAATTCATCGATAATTAGGTTGTTTATTTGTATACCCCTCAACGAATTTCCTTGTCCTGCCTTTGCTATTATTTCAGAACCATTAGCATATGTTTTAAATTTTTGTGAATCAATAATAGTTTCAACTCTTAAAAAATCTGGTAAATTTTGTATAAAATCTGATATTCTTTTTAATAATTCAATTCTTGCATGTTCTAAATTATTACCTACCACGCCCAATTTTATATTTTGATTAAAACATATTTTCCAAGCGTAATATGCTGAGGTAAAGGAAGTTATACCACTCTGTCTGTACTTATTTGTGATAAAATGCTCGTTGTTCTCATACAATTTAAAAGTATCCTTTTGGTGTGGAAGCAATTTAAATGGTATTACACCTATTTTTTTATCTTCAATTTTAAGGTAAGTTTCTGCAAAGTATTCAAAATCCATTGCACATTTTATCCATTCTAGTTCTAATTCCTGTTTTGTCATTTTATAAAAAAATTATATTCTTAATTATAAATACCTTATTTAACTATTTATATATATGAATACAATTAAAATATCGAATCAGGGGTCTGTAATAGATAATCATTTAATGGTTAATTTATCATCTATGTTTGATATTGATAAGAGTAGAGATATAGATAATTTTATTAATAAAACAACGATTAAATCTATTAATACTATTATAGATGTTGAAAAGACTGTATTTCGTTCAAGCACTAGTTTATCAATTATACCAAATATTATTACCACTTCAACTACTGCTGGTGTTACAACAAATGTTTATAGTAGTACTTTTTTAAATACTTTATTTACTGTTGAAGATGTTTCGAATTATAGTGAAGGTTTTATTAAATCATTTTATTTATTAGAATTTTATGATTCAGATGATATTGCAAATCAAACTTTAATTTTTGATAAGAGGTTATATTTAAGACCAGTAATGACAAAAGATATTAATGGTTATAATACTATTGAGAGTGCTGATACAGATATTTCTTTTAATAATTTTAATATTTTAGTTGCAAATAATTTGTTATTAAATATAAATTCATTATATTTAAAAGTTAGATTTTTTTCAGCAAAAACAGGTTTACTTTATTTATTTAAAAACAATAATGATTTACAATTTGATAATAAATCATTATTTTTAAAAATAAGTTTAAATAAAGTAGATAATTATTGGAGTTTTAATATTGTAAGTAATTTGTTATATCAATATAATAATCCATTTGTACAAGCTGCTGTTGATAATGAATCTATTAATAAACAAAAAACTAATTCAAATTCTGATAAGGGTGATTTTATAAATAAATCAGGTAATTATCAGTAACTAATTAATACTTAACTTAAAATATATATTATGTTTCTATTTATCTTGAATGCATCAATTATTTACCTTTTATTTGTAATAGGTAAATCTATTAAATCTTATATGTCAAACACTATATTAAATTTAAATGATAAAGAATTACAAATTCTATGGTTTTCTTTATCATATATTGTAACATATATTTTTATTTAAAAACTAATAATTACTTTAACATTTACTTCATTGAATAAGAAATTAAAAAATAATATTAAAATTGATAAGATTAATGATAGTTCTCTTAGACAATATGAAATAATTGAAGCTAGTGACCCAAAAACTAGTTATTTACCACAACCAATTAGTATTGATGATATTGATGGTGTTGTTATATCTACATTTAAGGAAGGTGGTTTTAAATTGAATATAGATAATGTTGATGTACCTGCTATTTTTTTAACGAATGAAAGGTGGGCAGAATTTAGTAAGACTTGGGAATTGATGGATGGTGATAAGAATGTTATACCACCTTATGTTACAATTAAGCGTAATGCTATTAAGCGTGGTGAGTATTCTGGTGTAAAATATAATATACCAAATAAAAATTTTACTTATGTAAAAGTACCTACATTTGAGAATGGTGAATATGGTTATGATTTATATTCTATACCACAACCTACACCAATCGATATTGAATATGAGATTACGTTTTTTACTAGATATATTAGTGATGCTAACCATTTTATTACACTATTTTTAAAGAATTTTACATCTAAACAATATTATATTTCATTGTATGGTCATTATTTTAGATTTGAAGATAATGATATTATAGAGAATAACGATACTTATGATAATATTGATAATGATAGATTTTCAGTACAATCATACAAGATGACATTGAAAGCTTATTTAGTTGATGAAAAAGATTTTAAAATAACGAAATCATTTAATAGAGTTGGTAATAATTTTAATGTAGAAAAATAAATAATATTAAAGTTACTATTTATATATAAAATAAATATAATAATGGCTGATATTCAAAAAGTAATTGAAGGTGTTGATAAAGTAGGTACTTTTGCTAATAAATATAATGGTAGTATTAAGGAACATATTGTTTCAGCTACATTAGATAGTACAACTGGTATGTTAACATTGGGTAAATATGATACTGACCCTTTGTTGGTTAGTTTATCATCTTTAAATGTAATTACTGGTTTAACTTTTTCACAAATTAACACACTTAAAACTAATAATACATTACAAATTGGTAAATATTATGAATTATTTTTTAATACCATAGATTGTATTGATTATACTAATACGGTTTATACTGGTGCAACGGAAACATTATATTTATTAGCGACTAGTGTTAATACTTTTCATCATCAGGTTTTTTCTAAACAATATCCACAAGATATAATTTATTTTGATTTTAATAATCAATGGTTTGATACGCATATATCATCTATAAGATATAATCGTTATGGATATATTTATTATAGAAAAGATACAATTAAAAATTTAGAAGTTGATGGATATGATTTTAGGACACATATCATGAAACGTTATTTAGTTGATACCACTACATATAATCAATATTCTGTTGGTTTAACGTATTACATTGGTAGTTATGCTTGGTATAGTGGTGAATTATATGTATGTACATTTCAACATACTAGTACATCTACTTTTAATAATTTTTATTGGATTAAAATATTAAATAATTATTATTATAATTTACCAAAAACTGGTTCTACAACATATGGTAATGTAACTATATATGCATCATCAACAGGTATGACTGGATATACATTCTCAACAACATCGGTAATTCCTTCAACTGTTTATAATATTAGTATTTCTTGTTATAAAAATTATGATAATAGTTTAAGTGTTTATACTAGTTCAAATTATACTCATAAACCTAATATTGTTATTTGGGGTGGTTATTGTTTTAATTTAAAATTTGACCAGAATTGTTATGATATTAGAATTGATGATGTTAATTATGAAAATAATTTTATAGGTTCTGGTAATATACATATGATAGGTAATAATTATGAGTATAATATTGTTAATACAAACGGAATATTAGTGTATGGTAGTTATACTGGTATAAATAATTTATCAAATAATTATAATTTATTTATATCAAATGGGTCATATAGTAATAATATCCACTTTTCTAGTATTATATATATAAATTTAAATAATAGCATTATTGATAATTGTAGTTTTTTAAATTTATTGGATAGTGGTGGTAGTAATAATATTAGTTATAGTAGTTTCCTTTATTTATATATGTCTTATGGTAATAATATAATCAAGTCATCAGGAATTAAATTAATTGGTGATTCTAATACAATTAATGATTGTTCTGATTTATATTTAAGTTATAATACTACTGGTGGTACTATGAATAGTACAATAAATAGTACATTTATTAATAGTAATTTTTTATATGTAACAGGTACAGGTGGTACAAATAGTTATAATGAATTTACTGAATGTTCTACTATTAATTTTAATGGTAGTAATAATGAATTAAAATCTTGTGGAACAATTGGGTTTTCATTTAATATCAATGGTAGTGGTAATACTTTATCAAATTGTAATGTTATCAATTTGACTGGTAGTACGAATACTTTATCAACTTGTACTTATATAAATTTAACTGGTAGTCAAAATAATTTTTATTATTGTAATGCTTTTGGTCAAAGGAGTGGAAATTTTAATAGTACACAATCTACTTATGGTGGTAATTGTCATACTTTTGATACTGTTGGTACAGGTAGTTTTAATAATGTTAGTTTTACTAATGGTAGTGTAAATGTGTGGGTATTATCGGCACAAACATTAAGTTATAGTAATTTTAATGGATATGTACAAAATATTTGTTTTTCAGGTTCAACAACACAAATATTTAATTATATTACATCGAGTACAGTATTTTATGGTAATACTATTGGTGGTATATTATATAATAGTGCAGGTGTAATTACAAATACAACTATAAATAGTAGAACTTTTACTGCTGTTAATGATAGTGGTCAACCAATTTCAATTGGTTTCAGTGGTGGTACTACACCATATTATACTAATTTAACTGCTTTTGCATAAAAATAACATGATAAATAAATATTTTGATAATACATATCTAATTAATTTAGATAGAAGAACTGATAGGTTAGAGAGAGCAAATCTTTTAAAAGATAAATATGATTTTGAATTTGAAAGATTTCAAGCGATTGATGGTTTATTATTTGAAGGTGAATTTGAAAATAATGATAATTTGCGTTATAATAAATTTGCTTCTGCATTGAATAAAACTGTTATTAAAGTATTGGAAGATGCTATTGATAAAAAATATAGCTCTATTTTAATTTGTGAAGATGATATTGAATTTAACCCAGATTATTTAGAAATTATTAAGAAAGGTAATATAATATTTCCTGAGAATTGGGATTTATTTTATTTTGGTTGTACACATATTAGTCCATTTAAATTTTTAACAAATAATATTGGTGTCATTAGAGAAGCTAATGCTTGTCATTCTGTTGGAATAAATTCAAAAAACTTTCAATTATTAATTGATGAATTAAAAAAGGATGATAAATCTTTTGATTTAATACTAAGGAAAGTTTTACAAAAAAAGAATAATTCTTTTTGTATTTTTCCAAATGTTACTTATCAATATTCTGGAATTAGTGATATTGAGGGCGGTTATTTAGATGCAGAAAAAATAACAAAATAAAAATTATAATTTTTTATAAAAAATTAGTATTTAAAATAAAGAAATAAATACTATGGAAGAAAGCATAAATATGAGTAGTCTGGGTGGTCAACCAAAAGCAGATTATGTAATTTTAACAGATATTGTAGATTTACCATCTAAGGGTATTTTTTATAAAAATAAAAAATCGCAGGTTGAAGTTGAAATGATGACAGCTAAGGATGAGGCTATTTTATTATCACCTAATTTGGTAAAGAAAGGTGAGGCGTTTAATAAATTGATTAGTTTAAAAGTTAAGGGGTTAGATGGTATCACACCGAAAGATTTATTAGTTTGTGATAAGAATGCTATCTTAATGTTTTTAAGGGCATCAGCATACGGTCCTTTGTATGAAACATCTATTATATCACCATTTAATAATGAAGAATTTACTGCTAGTGTTGATATTACTTCATTAAAAGAAAAAGAATTAACTGTTTATCCTGATGGTGATGGTCATTTTACTAAAATGATTGGTGGTAAGAAAATTGTTTTTAGATTATTATCTTCTGGTCAATTAGAAACTGTTGTTACAATTGTTGATAATAAGATGAAACAAAATGGTGGTATTAATTATATTCTAACAGAAAAATTAGTTCACCAAATTGTTTCTATTGATGGTGATACTGATTTAATTAACATTAGAAATTATGTTGATAGAATGAGACCATTTGAAGCAAAAGAACTAAGAAATTATATTAATGAGGTAGAACCTGGGTTGGATATGTCGTATGATTTTACGTGTCCATTCACAGGTAATGATTTTCGTAGTGAATTTTCAATCCTGTCAGACTTTTTTTATCCTCAGTAATGAATACGAAAGAATACTAGAAGAAGAAAAACGAGTATTAGTTAAACATGGTGGTATGACTTATAATGATGCTAATAGTATGACAACTTATCAAAGAAAAATACAATTAGAATTATTAATGGAAGAAGTTGAAAGAATAAATGCTCAAAGAAATGCTAAATAAAATAATAGCAACTATTTATAAAAAAGATAAGTAGTTGCTATTTTTCTTTAAATTAAAAAATAATATCATGCGTAAACCAACAAAAAAAGCACCAATAAGATTTAAGAGTTATGGTGAAAAAGATTTCCAATATGAGTTAGCTATGGTTAGAGCATATTCAGATGCAGATGCAATTGCAAATATAATATTATATAGAGTTGATACTATTAAAAGTAGAGTGCATAATGTATATGGTGAAGCTAAGGCTAGTGAAAAGAAATTTTTAACCCCAATTGAATTAAATATTACATTAGAAATTGGTGATAATAAAACAGATTTTATCGCATCTAATGGTATTTTTAGAGAGTCTTTTGGAAATATTAAGTTTGGTGTTTATAAGGATGAATTAGAAGAAAAATCATGTGTAATTAATAGAGGTGATTTTTGTACTTATTTTGATGGTGATAAAGATAGAACATTTGAAATAACAAAAGTAACTAATATGGATTCAAATAATTCATCATTAGGTTATAAAGCTACTTATATTTTAGTAGAAGCTGTTCATGTAACTAAAAATGTAATTGATATACTAAATTAATATATGAGTGTTATTATTATTGGTGGTAAAAAAGTAGGTATTGTTAATTCAACAGTTTCTGGTGTTAAAACATTTCAAGGTTTTAAAAGAAGTGGTGATATTAAATTTAGTCTTAGTGGTAATAAATATGTACAAGAAGCTATTGATGCATTTAATTTATATTCAAAATATGGTAGTAATAAAGTTAGTGATAGTAAATTAGTTACTGAACATTTAACATATTTTCTTCACGCTTTTGATATAGTTTCAGGTCATGAAGGTGGTTTTGATTCTTATAATACATATGATGCAGGTGGATTATCATTAGGTACAATACAATTTGCTTTAACTAGTGGTTATATTGGTGATATGTTAAATGAAATGCAAAGTGGTTTGGGTGATGAAGTAGATAAACTTTTTACAAATAAAGGACCTTTTGTTGAAGATATTGATTTAACTAATAGATTGAATAAAGATATATGTGAAAAAATATTAAATGTATCTAGTATTAGTAATTCTATTAAAATACAATTAAAATATGTTATACAAAAATTTTATGATGAAAGTTATGGTTTATTTTTAAAATTAGTTAAACCAAAAATAAAGATTGAAAATAATAATAATTTGTTTGTATATGCAAATGCATTTATGTTTGATATGAATGTTAATAGAGGTAATTTAGGTCCTTTTAAAGAAGAAGTTTTAGCTACAATACCAAAAGATGTTTTTACAGAAGGTACATTTATCTATAAGATGTCTGCTGGTGGTAAAGTAAAATTAAATCTACCTGAAAGAGATGCATATTGGAATGGTGTTAATCCTGGTGGTCCTTTTGGTAAGAATTTTATAGAAGGTACTTTACCAAGTTAAATTAACGTATAATATACCAATCAGTGAATTTTTTTACATGTGTGAATGTTTTACCAAAATCATAGGTAACATAACCATTTCTTTGGCAATCACCTGCGTATAATGTTTTTTCATCACTTTGATAAAACACACTCATTGCTTTATGGAAATGTTTAAAATCAATATTTACATATACGGTTTTTTCATTTTCACCATATATCTTTTTAACCCTTAAATCCATAATAACTTTTGATTCGTTCCATGTTTTTCCACCATCTTCTGTATATAATGTTATCGCATATCTATTAGGAATGTAACCTTTTCCATCAACAATATTACCTTGAACATTTTCATTCCAATAACTAAAACTTATCACACCTCTATTTTTATCAAAAAAATGTATACCAAAATTATCTGAATTTAGGTTCATCGCAACCATTAAATAGTCTTTATCATTTATAACATATTTTTTTAATTCTTCTGTAAACCATGTTGGTTTTGATTCATAAATATCATTTAAAACTTTTATTTCTTTTACTAAGTCACAAACAAATTTTAATGTATCTGAGCCATCATAAATATAAAGATTATGTTTAGTTGTAATAAAACCATAATCTTTATTTAAGAAGAAACTTTCATTACTAATATAATAACCTTCTTTTTTTGGAAAATATACTGTTTTTTTTGTTGTTACACCATTTTGTGTTGTTGTTATAATATTTTTATAACCTGCGTTTATAAATAATGTTGAATCATTTGTACGTGCATACCTTTGTGTCCAACATGTGTTTACTTTTTCAATTTGTGAATAACAATTAATTGTTATTAATAATGTTACGAGTACTAATGTTACGTTTTTCATATAGTTTTTATTTATTTTCTTATATAAACGTAAATTTAGAAAAAAGGTTGTATAAAATATAACCTTTTTTCTAAATATTATTTATTATCTATAAATCCCCTGTATTTATTACTTTGATTTATACCAACTTGTATTGTCTCTTTATTTTGTGCTTCTGTTAACCCTTTACTATTAAATGAATCTTTTGTTAATTCATTTTTAAATGTACTATTAGCATAGAAATTAGTATCAACAGCTCTTTGTAATACATCAACAGCTGTTTGCATTGATTGTCCACCTAGTACATGGAAGTTCATTGAAACATTTGCAATCATTGGTTGTACACCATGCCCTTCTGGGTTTAAATCATAAGTTTGTTCATATGTAATATCAATACTAGTTATTGCTATTTTTGTATGTAAGAAATCACCTAATCTTAAAACACATATTGGCATTTTACCAAATATACTATTTTTTCCATAATTTTCACCACCAACAATAGTTTTACCTGGTCTAACTAATTGATTTAAAAATGTTAATCTATTATGAAAATCATATGGTGTTTGTGAATGATATGCTGGTCTAAATGAATCTCTGTATTCAAATCCTTCTAATATACTATTATCAATTTCTGAAATACTTTTTTTGAAAGGTATCTCCCATTCTTGATAATTTTTATCATCACTTTCTTTTATAGTGTCATTTCCATTATCTGAATCCTTTTTATTTTTTATTTCAGTAACAGTTGTCGTAACATCTATTGAAGTTTCACTTGTATCACCTGCTGTTTTTATTATATCAACTAGTGCTGCGTTTCTAGAATCAATAGCATCAGATGTTGTAATTTCATTATCATTACCAGTTGCATTTTCTTCACCATTAGATGATATAGTGAATTTTATATTTCTATCACTATTAGTAAATGTAAACTTAGTATTTTTATTATCTGTTGTTGTTATAGCAACAGCTGTACTACCAACTTTTTTATTTACAAAAGTTGAATCATAAAAGTTATTACTTTCTTTAAAAACTAAACTACTTAAAGAACTGTTTTTAATAATATATTGTACATAATTATATGCTCTTTTAAAACCTAATGTAGTATTATAATTAGAACCATATTTTTTTGATGCATTACCTTCAATAACAATTTCTAAATCTTTTGTTTCATCTTTATTTGATAAGAAATCAACAAGTACTGAATTAAATTTATCATTAAAATCAGTATTTTTACCAGTACTTTCATAACTTGGGTCAACTTCATATAAATCATTACCAAAATAAATAATTAATTTTGCTTTTAATGGATTAACAAAATTAGTTGTAATTACTGATGATTGTGTACTCTTAATTATATTTTTTTTATTAGGTAATGGACCTTTACCTGTATTAACATTATTAAATACATTATTACAATTATCATAATAATTACTTAAATCTTGATTATTTTTAATTATAGGTGAATTAGTACCTAATGGATAATCCATTATTAATGTAAAAGATAAAGTTACATTTCTTGATGCACCTGCATAAGAAAATACTGGTTCTATTCTACCAATAAATCTTTGTTCATCTAATTTAGCAGCTAATTGTTCAGAAAATTTAACACCATAAAAAGGAAACCACATAACACGTCCACCATAAGCACCTTGTTCTGAATAAGGTAAATTATCATATGATTCATGGTCAAATGCTAGGTTTTCAAATGAAAACATAAACCTTTTAAAATCTTTATGTGTATCACCTTTTTCAGGGAACATTTTTGGTACAACGCTTTTAAATAAAACTGAATCTTTATTACCATTACCAACACTTCTTAATGCTCTTGCAAAACCTTTTGTTAAATATTCATCATTTTTAACAAAACTTCTACAATCATTTTTACCTTTCCATGTAACACCTTTTTTACTACTATCATTAAATAAAACAGTTCTATTATCTATATTAGCACCTGCATCAGTATCTGTTTTAGTTATTTGGTGTGTATAATATAATAAACCTCTTCTAATATTATTTTCTACTGGTAATTCTTCACCCCATACAATATTTTCATTAGAACCAAAACCATCAAATTTAATTGCATTGGTAATAGCTTTGTCATTACCTAATGTTTCAGCTAATGTAATTTCATGTACATTTTTATTTTCATCAATAAATTTTGAAACATTTGCTGTACCATTATCTATTATACTATATTTATCTGAGCTATATGAATTTCCTTTGTTATAATCATATGTTATTCTATTTCCTAATACATTTTCACTAGTACTATCAGTAAAATTACCTAATCTACTTTTATTAATAGCAGTATCACCATAAATTCTATAAAAATTATTATTACTTTGTGTATTAATTTCATTTTTTGTAAATTCACCTGATATATCATAATAATCTTTTGACCCAGGTATTTTTCCTACAAATGTACCTTGTACAAATTCAGCAGTATATCCAACATTTAAACCTTTTTTAATACCGTTTAATATTGTTTCAAAACTATTATCACCTCTTGTACTAATATTTGTAATAGTATAATCTTTAAATCTATAATTACCACCTTTCCCTAATAAACCAAAACTTAATTTACTTAAAATTCCACCATTTACTATTGTATTTTTTTGTAATGCTAAATGACTATAATTATAAAAAGCTGATATTGCTAATCTTTCTGCACCTATTTGTACAATAGCTGTATTATCTATAATAGCTTCGGCAGCACTTACTAAAAAATTTTGTCTTAAATCAAATGAAGTATATTTTTGTACGAGATTAATTGATTTTGTTAATTCATCATTATTTAAATCATAAACTGATTGTGGTTTATAATCATTCTGTAATTCAAGAAAATCTCTGTATTTTTTACTATTAGTTAAAAGACCCATTTTATTGTTTATTTTAAATAGGGTAAATAAAAAAAACCTGAATTTTGAAGTTCAGGTTTTTAGTAAATTAGTTATATTTATTTTTATTCATTCGCAAGTAAATCACCAATCATATTTTCTAACTCTACATTAAGTTTTTTACTTTTCCTAATATAATTTTCTTGAATATTTCCAGGTCCAGGTCCTATCGGTGGTTCTGGATTACCCATGTCTGGTGCATTGTCAACATTCATACCTTCTGTATTATCCATACCTGGTATTTCATTATTATTAGCTGATTCTTCACCATTTTCATTTGGTTTATTTAATAAACTATCTGCTGAAATGATACCTTTTCTTAAATATATTTCTAATTCGTCAAATACACCTGAACGTTTAATAATTAGTGGTGCATTTTTAATTTCATCACCAACAATATTTTCAACCATTTGTTTTTTAATATCATCCATAATTTCATCATCTGACATATTGAATAATAGTCTTTTTGCATTGGTTTCAGACATTGGTTTAATACCAGTTTCATTTGATGTTGTTAATTTTTGATATAAATCTACTTTACTAGTCCATGTTTCTACTTTTAACATATCAGATTGTGTAGAAGGATTAGTAAGAGATAATTTAAAATCTTTAATATCATTATCATCATATCCTAATAGACAAAGATGAATAATAGCTATTTTATTTAATTCTTGTATTGCTGATTGTTGTATTCTATTTACTTTTCTAGCAAATCTAACATCTAGTTGTGATAAATTTTTACCACCACCATCTGATGCACCATCTTCTGAAAATGAAAGAAATGCTTTTGGTACACCTAATCCACAGAATAAATTATCTCTTAAATAAGTTATATCTGCAATATCTGACATATTATTAGCACCAGGTAATGTTTCAATTGGGTTTGGTGAACTTTCAGTTCTAGTTGCAATAAAAATATCTTGTTCAACAGTTGCTGGATTAAATTTATAATTTATTTGACCAGTAGCAGGGTCAACAATCATTGATTTTTTAAATTTAGATGCAGCTTGTTGTACCATCATAGGTATATCAGCAGGGTCTGCATTACCAACGTTTACTTTAATAACTCTTCTGTCAGCAGCTCTTGTTGCTCTGTAAATTAACATAGCATCTTCACACATTCTTAACATTCTCCATATAGTTCTTACTGGATTTAAAACAGATGAACCGTATGGTAACATTTTATCATCACCTAGTAATCTAAAATGTCCTACATTCCATAGTGCATATTCTTCATTAATAGTTTTATTAATAAATTTTGTTACAACTTTATTGTCAACAACTTTTTCTTCTCTATCAATTTCTAATGTTGTTAATTGTTTACAACCAACAACGCCTCTATCTTTTTGTGTTAATAAGTAAATAAAATTATCACCATATTTACACATATTTCTTATCCAAAATGGTAAATTAGAATTTATATCTAATATATTGTAATATAAATTTTCTAAATCTTTTTTAATCGTATGATTATCTGAATAAACAGTTAACATTTTACCGTTATCACCAATTGTTGTACTTTCTTCTGCATATAAATTTAAGGCTTGTGCAATTATTGGATAAGTTTCCATTAATTGATAATCTATATTTGCTGGATAACGTAATGATTGTGCTTGTAATTGTTTTGTATCAGAATCTTTGATTAATTTATCAAATTGACTTTGAAAAAAGAAATCTTGTTGAAGTTCTAGTTTTTTTACTTCAAATTCTTCACTAGAATTTGCTGTTAATAATCCTTTTGAATATTGTGTGTTATCTACAAAATCATTTGCATTAGCAAAACCTAATGTTTTACTTAATTTTTGATAGACTGATGTTTTATTTTCCATTTATTAATTAAAAAATTAAAATGATATTGTTAGTTGACTAGTTTCACTATAAAAATCATCTGAATATACAAAATTAATTGTTATAATCATAATATTTTCATCAGTTTTTTCAAAAACTACATTATTAATTGTAAGTTTAGGTATATATTTATTTACTGTGTTCTTTATTTCTGTTTCAATATCTGATTCAGTTAATGTATCATTTGGGTCAAACAAGAATTTTTCTAGATTTGTTCCATAATCCCTTAACATGTATCTACTACCCTTTTTTGTTAAAATTAAAAGCATTAGATTACTTTTAATTGCATCCATTGTAATTTCATTCCTCTTTAAAAAGAAATTATTTTCAACATCATCAGTTAAAGGAAATTTAATATTTATATAAGACATTATTTTTACTATTTACATTAAATAGTATAACTTATGTCTTTAAATAAAAATAATATTTCTTTAACTACGGTTCTTGTTAAATTAATAAAAGAAGAATTAAATAACTCTTTTATTAATGAAAATAAATTATATCCAACAAATATAATTAATAATTTAACCAAAAAATTAGGTGATTCGTCTAACGAAACTATTAATAAGTTAGCTATTTTTGGTTTATTTAGACAAGCACCACCTTTCAATACAATTAAAGATATTAATCAACTTCAATCACTTGAACAACTTAATGTACTTTTTAACAAATGGAAAGAATTAGCTTTAACACACTTAATTTCAACTGATGGTCCTTTAAAAGGAAATAAAACAGCATCAATAAGTTATCTTGATGCTTATATTAATAATATAGTTTCACTAGGTAATGAAGCAAAACCATTTTCATATAGAGACACTGAAAAGACATTAATTGATGTAGCAAACAATAAAGGATGGATTAAGTCTAATGATAAATCAACTCAAACTAGTAATATAGAATCACCAGATAAACAGGATATATTATTTGAAGATAATACTGTATTAATTGTTAAAGCACCAAGTAAAGCTAAATGTATTATGTACGGTCAAGGAAAAACTTGGTGTATATCTCAAACAGGTTTAAATATGTATAATACATATCGTATAAAAAATGGTGCTAGTATCTATTTTGTTTTAAATAAAACAAAATCAAAAGAAGATAAAGAAAGAGTGTGTGTTATACTTAGGTATAGTGGTGATAAATATGGTATAGCAGATGCAACAAATAGTGGTCAAAGGTCAGGTGGACCAGAGGTTGCTGGTCAAGGTTTTAGTTATGTTGAAAGTGAATTGCCTTGGTTGACTGGAAAAGGGCAATATTTTCCTGAAAGTAAAGTAACTAAAAGTGAAAAAGATTATGCAAAATTTACTGACCAAAAATATATTGGTGATGATTTAGGTGATTATATAATAAATATAGCTAAAAATATGCGATTCAATAAAGAAGAAGTTGACCCTGTTGATTTATTGAGAGATTATGTAATTAATAATGGTGTAACCTTGTCTCAATTTAAATCATTACCAGAGCCGATGAAGGTTCAGTATATTGAGATGGGTTATGGGTTAGGTGGTGAAATGGTTGAGTTGTTAAATGATACTTTAAAGGTTAGGTACGCTGTAATAGCACTAAAAAAAGATAATTATATTAATTTAAATTGGTTTACTAATGAACAAAGAGATAGAATTTTTAATAATGTTAAAGATGTATTATCAGGTGGTATTATTAAAAAATTTATTAGTTTTGCTCCGCTTGAACAAAGATACGATTTAGTGCAAAAAATATTCCCATTAATTAAAAATAAGTTGGATGCTGGTATAGTTGGTGAACTATTAATTCATACCCCAGAAGACCAAAAAAATAATTTATTAAATCAGGTGTTACCATTAATAAAAGATAATTTAGATACTAATATGTTTTTTAATTTACTTTTAGGTATACCATATAAACAAAGAAATAAATTTGTTGAAGATATCTCACCATTAGTTAATTTTAATGTTGATAATATTTTTATTATTTCTAAATTATTAACATATACACCAGAAGAACAAAGAAATATTTTAGCCAATAGAATATTTACTTCTAATAAAGATAGTTTGAATGGTAATATGATTGGTAGATTATTAGAAAATACACCAGAAGAAAATAGATATGATTTAGTACAAGTAATATTGTCAATTGTTAAAGATAGTTTAGATTATATTTTAGTTGGTAGTTTAATAAGTTATACACCAGAAGAAGAAAAAAATAATTTAATACAACAAATATTTCCGTTGGTTAAAAATAAATTGGATAGTAATATGGTTGTTAATTTATTAGGTTACACATCAAAAGAAAAAAGATATGATTTAATACTAAAAATATTTCCGTTAGTTAAAGATGTATTGGATATTAGAATGATAAATATATTGTTACGTAATACACCAGAAGAAAACAAACAAGAAATTGAATCATTAATAGATAAATATAAACAACCAGTCAATGAAAATATAGTTATTAATGAAACGATTGATGAAGCTACATATCCTGAAAATTTTGATTTAAATAAATTTAAAAAACTTAAATCTTTTAAAGAAAGGGTAGATTATTGTAATTCAACATTAACGAAATTGGGTGCTGGTAGTTCTAGAATAGTTTATTTGGTTGATGATAAAACTGTTTTAAAACTAGCTAAGAATCAAAAAGGTATTGCACAAAATAAAGTTGAAATAGGTGCTTCGGATAAATATTATAGTAATGTTACAGCAGAAGTTTATGAATCCGATGATAATTCATTGTGGTTGGAAATGGAACTAGCTAAACCTATTAATAAAACTAGATTTAAAGAAATATTGGGTTATAGTGTTGAAGATTTTGGTAAATGGGTTACTAACTTTTGGAATGTTAATAATAGAAAGAAACCTTATTATATATTAGATAAACAAGTTGAAGAAATTATTAATGAATCGGAATTTGCTAATTCAGTTTTTTCTTTCATACAAGATTATGGTTTGTCGGTTGGTGATTTAGGTAGAATATCAACTTATGGTGAGTTTGATGGTGAAGTTAAAATTATTGATTATGGTTTAGATGATGATGTTTTATCTAATTATTATAGAAAATTAAGTGAAGAATTTAATAATATTAATAATGAAAATAAAGAAATATTAGTAGAAATTGAGCCAGAAGAAGTTCCAACTAAAACAATAAAATTTAGTAATCAATTAAATTCAAAACTTTGGGATAAAGATGAATTACTTAAACCAGAAGTAAGAATAGCAATTTTAAAAATAAGTAAAAAATATATTAATTCAATTGATAAAGATATTAAATTTAAAGATATTGTTTTAACTGGTTCAATTGCAAATTATAATTATAATGAACAATCTGATTTAGATATACATATTGTTGTTGATTATAAAAATATTGGTGATGATGAAAACTTATTATTAAAATATTTCAAAGGAATTAAAGATGATTGGTCAAATAAATATAAATTAACTATATATGGTTATCCTGTTGAAATTTTTATACAAAATGAAAGAACGCCAATAGAATCAGCAGCAGTTTATTCAGTATTAAATAATAAATGGATACAAAAACCTGAAAATGATAAACCAGACTTTAATATTAAAGAAATTAAAAATATTGCAGCAAAGTTTATTAATAAATTTGATGATTTACAAAAATATTTTAAAGTTAATAAAGATTATGATAAAGCATTATCTGATATTGAAACTATAAAAAAAGAAATATCTGATATGCGTAAAGTAGGTTTAGATAAAGAAGGAGAATTTTCTACTGAAAATCTATCATTCAAATTATTAAGAAATCTAGGTACATTAAATAAAATAAATACATTTAAAGAGAAATTAATTAATAAACAACTAACATTAAAAGAAGAAACTAAATAAAATACTATTTATAATTAAATAAAATATTAAAAATATGTCTAATAGAAAACTTACATCAGAAGAGCTTAAACAAAAAATGATGTTTTTAGCTGGTACTACAAATATTAATGAATCAGTATCAAAAATAACTAACAAAAATTCTAAATTATTGTATCACAAAAAACTTGCTGATGGTAGAGTTTATGGTATTATACAAGAATGTCAACATTATTTTGTAAAAGTTAATTCTAATCCATCTGAAAATATTAGTGTTAATGATTTCGCTTTTATTGGTGGTGTTAATAATGCTTTACATGAAAAATTTAATTCTTATTTTGATGCAAAAAATAGAATTAATGGTAAATCAATTTCACTTAATGAAGCTTATGGTACATATAATGTATTGAATGAAGAATGTGATAAATGTAAAGAAGAAAAAGAGGAAGAAGAAGAAGAAGAAGTTTTAGATGAAGGTAAAAGTAATAAATTTATTGGTAATGAACTAAAATATAATGGTAAGGTTATTACTCAATTAAAACCAAGTGGTTATTTTGAAGTTTATTCAGATGATGAAGGTAAATTTTTAAAATTTGACAATCTTGAAGATGCAAAATCTAAAATTGATAGTGAATCTGTTTTAGATGAAAATATTCCTTTAAATAAAGATATTGATACAAAAAAAGTTGAAGCACCTGTTGAAGCACCAAGTGAAGTGCCAGTTGATGCTTCAAGTGAAGAACCAGTTGAAGCACCAAGCGAAGAACCAGTTGATGCACCAGTTGATGCTCTAAGCGATATGCCAATGGTTGATGCAACTGACTTAAAAGATTACAATCCTGAATCTGGTGAATCTACTCCATCAGATGCATCATCAGATGATGAAGAAAGTGGTGATACTATTACAGATATTCAATCATTAATCGGTAAATTAACACAAAAATTATCAACTATTGATAATATTGAACCATCTTTGGCAAAAACAACTTTGAATAGTGTTATTTCAGCAACTAAAACTGGTATTGCACAATTCACTGATAAAGAAAAAGAAGATTTCAAAAAAAGAATTGAAACTGGTGGAGAAAAATTAGATGAAGAAATTGCTAATTTAATGGAATCTAATTTTGGTAAGAGATTATTGAAAAAACTTATCAAAGAAGAAGTTAGTCTTTTAAAAAAAAAGTCTAATTTAAATGAAGTTGTAGGTTTAGGTACATATGCAGCATTATTAGATGGTGTGAAGTTATCAGGTAATATTATTGTTACAGGTAGGAAGATTGGTGATGATGCATCAATATTAACTATAAACAAAGATGATAAACCATCGGGTTATACTATAAAATATATAGATTCTAATAATATAGGTATTGTTGATGAAAATGATAATATTATAAATAAATATAATCCAGATAATGCTTCTATTGATGAAATTAAAAATGATATAATAAACTTATTTAATACTAATTTAAACGAATCTGACGATAAAGTAAGTGTAAAAGGTGGTTATTATAGATTTAATCCTTCAACAAAAACTTTTCAAACTACATTAGTTAATAAAGAAGGTGAACCTTATCCTGGTGAGGAATTTAATAAAGAAGAAGAAGCTGTTAGTTTTTTATCAGCTTCTTCTTTAAATGAATCTGATGAAGATGTTCTTAAAGATAGTAATGGTAAAATTATTGGTATTGGTGATATCGTTAGAACAAGTCAAGAAGGTGGTGGTGTATTAGCACCTAGTGAACCAACTGTTGGTGAAGTTGTTATGAGGAATGGTAAATTATGTGTAAAATACCGTAAAGAAGGTAGAGATTTTGACCAATATATTTCATTGTTAGGTCAAAATAATAAAATTGTTATTAAAAAATTAAATGAAGATGATACTAATACTGAATCTGATGAAGATTTAGTTTCAAAAGCTGAAAGAAGTATTTCTGAATATAAAAATAAAGCTAAATTGTCTAATGGTAAAGAATATTATAATAGAGCATTTTCAAATGTAAAAGCTTTAAGAGATATTAATCGTTCTCAATTTGATATTTTATTAAGAAAATTGAATTCAATTTTATCTGATAATCGTGATTCTTTAAATGAAGATAATTCTATCGATAATACTTATACACATTTTGCTGTTAGAAAATCTGATAACAAAATTGTTAATGGTTGGGAATATAAAGATATTGATAATGAATCAATTAAAGAATATGTTAAAATTGATTTAAAAAATGATTTTCCTAATAATAAATTAAGTGATTTTAAAATTGTAACAAAAAAATCATTAGAAAATACTGGTATGAATCCTTTTGATACAAAAAATTGGTATAAAATTGAAGAATTATCAGAAGAAGAAAATATTGAATCTGTACCAAACATTAGAAAAAATATTAAAGTTACTTTTAATAATGGTGATTCATTATCAACTGAAATTAATGGTTCAGAAGATGAAATAAAAAAATATTACATCGGTAAGGATTTTAATTTAGGTATTGGTGGTAAAGATAAAATGGTAAAAGCTACTAACGTAGAATTTTTATAATAAAATAAATTGTAGTTAATAAAAAAACTCTTACTGATTAATTTTAGTAAGAGTTTTTTTGTTATAGATATTTGTTAGTTAACAATTTTTACCGAAGTTATTATTTAAATTATTTTTAACATCGTCAAATCCAAATGTGAATTTATTATATAATGATGCTGTATCATTATCTAATAGATTTGGTCTACATATTAATTTTATATTTTCATATATATAATGAGAACCATTTACAAAAGGATAGTTAACACCAATATTATTTAATGTATCAACATTTCCATTACCTAATATATCTCTCCAAATATAGTTTTCACCAGTAAAATAATCAACTATAACAATATCGTTTAAATTAAAATTATCATATTTAAAAAATATTTTTTTATTTGTATTGTCACTAAAATAATAATGTGTATAATATTCTAATTCAGTAACTTTATCATCTTTTATAACAGACACACTTAATCTATTAATATCATATATAGGAAAATCTAAATAATATTCATAACTATTAATTGTAGTATTATAAATATATTTTCTAGGTTTCATGAATAATGGGTCATTAATAGTTAACCTACTTGTACCTGAAAATATTGGATATTCTGTTATAGATAATAATTCTTTTTGATGTGAATTAAAATTATTTGTTTCATCATCTATAATTGAAGCGTAAGTTGGTATATTTGATTCAGTAACAATATTGCCAACTTCGTATTCGCTATTATAATCTTTTAATTTAATTTTATAAAATGGATTATATAAATATTCTATATTTAATGTAGATGTATTAGTTAATACTGGTAATTTAATATTGTAATCATTAACACTATTATCAGTAAATGAAAATTGATTAATATCAAATATTATAGTACCATATAATAAATTATTTAAATTAATATTATTATATGTTGTTGTAAAATTATCTATTCTAGTAAAAGTATTGTTATTATATTTAAATTTAAAAAATATATATAATTCAGTTATAGGTACATTAATTTTTTTATCATTAGAACTAATGATAATATTACTTAAATCAAATGATTTATTATTAATAAATTGATATATTTTTTCTTCAAAAATATTAACACTAAAACCAGCTTGTTCAATTATAATATCATTTAATATTGTCAAGGTTTTTAAATATAAATTATAATTATCACTTGTACCTGTAACTAATTCGTATCTATCAGGTTGCATTAAATATATATCAAAAAAATCTGTAAAATTATAGAAAGTTGATGTATTATCATCACCACTTTTTAAATCAAATAAATCATTTAATGTTAATGGATTTGTTTTTATAGAACTAAATGGTGATAAAAAATCTATACTACCTGATATTCTATATTTTTTTGATTCTTCTCGTTCTAAATTAAATTGGTCACTTAAATTTATTATTGATATTAAATCTTGATTGGGCATTGATTTTGTTTCAGTATTAATTTGAATATTTAAATTAATATCCTCATCAATACTTAACATTTTTTTCTTTATAGGCAAAATATTTTTAATGTAACTATCCATTCAACTTTTTTTTACCCCCACCACAACAAGATTTTTTATTTTTATCTACATTATTATTATGTATAATTAATAAAACAGAAATACATACTATAAAAATTAATCCTAAATATGGTAGCATAATAATTTTATTTTAAATAGTTAACTTTTGGTTTTAAAAAAACTATTTAATTAAAAACAACCTAATAATTAATAAAAATTAAACAAACTCAATGGCAGATTTCATTTTCGTCTCTCCTTCCGTAAAAACGAAGGAAATTGATTTAACCCCAACAACAACAACTGTCGGTTTAACGACAGCAGGTTTAGTGGGTGAAACAGTTAAAGGACCAGCTTTTCAAGCAATCCCTATTAGTAACAAATCTCAATTCAGAAACCTTTTTGGAGGTAAAAGTGTTGAAAAAATTGGTGATAATTATAAATATATATTACCTTATTATGCAGATAGTTACTTATCAGAATCTAATCAATTATTTGTAACAAGAGTCCTTGGATTATCAGGATATGTTGCTGGTAAAGCTTGGGGTGTAAAAATACTTGCATCTTATGACCCAACAACTATTGCTAATGGTTCTAGTTCTACTGGTTCTACAACTTATGTTGGTACTTTTAGTGGTGTAACAATCGCAGCTTCACAAGTTGGTGTAACTTCTACAATTTCTCCTTCTTTTGTTAGAAGTGTTGATACTTTTACAGGTACAGAAGTTAAATATATTATTGGAACAGCTGTTTCAACTGTTAGTGGTTTAACTGGTACAGTTACTTATACTGCTACTACACAAACTGCTACACCTTATACTGCTTATGATAAACAAGTTGTTGCTACACTTAGAACAAGAGGTTCTTATTCTATTGATACTTTAACTTACAATACAAGTGGTTTAACAATGACTGTTGGTGGTGCAGCAACTTCACCATTTAGTACATTTACACTTACTGCAAGTGGTGCTGTATCAAATGAATCTTATACAGTTTCTATTGACCCAACTTCTACTTCTTATTTAAGTAAAGTTTTAGGTTCAAAACCAAAAGATAAAGCAACAGGTTTGTTTGTTCAAACTGATTATCCTGATTTGATTAGTTACTTACAATATAATAATTTAATTTATGGTATTTCTAGTGAATTAGTTGTATTAGATGATAATGTTAAAGTTAGTTTTGCTTCTTCTTATAGAAGTGCTGAAACTCCTTGGATTGTTTCTGAAATAAGAGGTTCTGTAATCGATAGATTATTTAAATTTATTACTATTTCTGATGGTGATACTGCGAATACTGAAATTAAAATTTCTATTCAAAATATTGCACCTGAAACTGGTGAATTTGATGTAATTATTAGAGATTTTAATGATACAGATAATAACTTAATTATTCTTGAATCATTCTCTAAATGTAATTTAGATAAATCTAGTACATCTTTCATTGGTAATAGAATTGGTGATAACGGTAATAATTATAATAACTTGTCAAATTATGTTTACTTAGAATTTGATGATTTAGATAATTTACCTTCTGATGCATTCCCTGCTGGTTTTGAAGGTTATAATTTAAGGTCTTTTGCTAGTGGTAATACTAATGGTCAAGTAGGTTTAACACCTTCTATGTTATTTAAAACTTCATACTTAGCAACTGATAAACTTTCTAGAACATATTTAGGTATTTCTGAAAGAGCTTATGATACTTCAAGTAATGGTACTGGTATTAACCCATCTTTCTTTACTTATAGTGGTGGTTTATCTGCTAGTGGTACAACAAAAACAAAAGGTTTCCACTTAGATTCAGGTGCAACTTTAACTTATGTTGATGGTACTTACTCAATTGGACAATTCTATACTGGTCTTGGTCAATTCCAAACTGCTGTTGATACTAATAATGTTAGTAATCCTTATTACAGTAAAGCTACAAGAAAGTTCACAGTAGCACCTTATGGTGGTTTTGATGGATGGGATATTTATAGAACAACTAGAACAATTGCAAATAAATATGCTCTTGGTGGTTCAGCTTATTCAGCTACTGCTGATTATACTGCATGGACACAAGCTATCAATACATTTGATAATCCAGAAGAAACTGCAATCAATTTAATTGCAACACCTGGTATTAACTGGGCTGACAATCTTGGTTTAGTTAATTATACTATCGATATGGTTGAAACTAGGTCTGATGTTCTTTATATTGCTGATGCACCTGATTTAACTAATGAAGCTGATAGTGCTACTTATGCTAACGATATTAGTGATTTAATGTTAAGTACTGGTATTGATTCAACTTATGTTTGTTCTTATGGTCCACATTGTCAAATATTCGACCAGGATAATAATGTTAACGTGTATATTGCACCTACTGGTATGGTTTTAAAATCAATGGCTTACACTGATAATAAATCATTCCCTTGGTTTGCTCCTGCTGGTTTAACAAGAGGTGTTACTGATGTTAAGAAAACTAGATATAAACTAAAAGAAACCGATAGAGATATTTTGTATTCAGTAGGTATCAATCCATTAGCTACAAATAATCAAATTGTAACTATTATGGGTCAAAAAGTTTTATCTCCAACAGCTTCATCTTTAATGTCTAGAATTAATGTTAGAAGATTATTACTTTATTTGAAAAGAACTATTTCTAATATTTCTCAACAATTATTGTTTGAGCAAAATGATGATGTAGTTGTACAACAATTTATGGATAAAGTTAAACCTGTATTTGCTGCTGTAAAAGCTGAAAGAGGTATTAACCAATTCATTGTTAAGCTTTCTGATAGTAATACACCTGAATCAAGAGATAGAAACGAACTCTATTTTGATATGTATATATATCCAACTAGTTCAGTTGAATTTATTGGTTTATCGTTTATTGTTACACCTAATGGTGCAGCATTTCAAGGTGCTTAATCAATAGTTGATTTACAAAACAAAAAAACCCTTACTAATTAATTTTAGTAAGGGTTTTTTTGTTCAATTAAAATAATTTTTAAATGTTTCACTTCTATAACAACCAATTGTTTTTTCAATTATTGTTTCTATACTATAATTATTTTCAACCTTTATTAATTTATTCTTTACAAAATCCTTCACACCAAAACTACACGCACCTGTAATAACTCTATAACAAACCACCGCTTCTTCAAAACTTAAAACAGAACTTTTAGTTAAGTTTTTGTAATCATCTTTCGTCTTATTCGTTACCTTATAAACCAAATCTTCCTTCGCTTCTTTCAAGGTGTCACCATGTGACCACCTTTCACCATCGGTGATTAAATAAAAAACTTTATCGTTATTTAATTGTTTTACATGGTAAACATTTCCTTTTTGTTTTACAACCTCTGTAAAAATTCCATCAACTTTTATATATTTACCATCTTGCCATGAAAACTTATAGTTTGATGGTAATTTTGTGTAGTTGCAAGTTAAACCTTTTGGTAAATATAAGTTACCACCAACAGTTGGATTAAATCCTTCTGGAATTGACATTAGTGAACGTAAATCTAAATCACCCCCAACAGTTGGATTAAACCCTTCGGGAATTGATGTTAGTGAATGTAAATCTAAACTATACCCAACAGTTGGATTAAATCCTTCGGGAATTGATGTTAAAGAAGATAAATCTAAGTTATATCCAACGGTTGGATTAAATCCTTCGGGAATTGATGTTAAATTACGTAAATCTAAGTGACCTTGAATAGTTGGATTAAAACCTTTGGGAATTGATGTTAAATTATTTAAGAATAAGTTTAATCCAACGATTGGGTTAAACCATTCGGGAATTGATGTTAAAGATTCCAAATATAAGCTACACCCAACAGTTGGGTTGAACCCTTCGGGAATTGATGTTAAATATTCTAAATCTAAGTAACCCCCAACAGTTGGATTAAATCCTTCGGGAATTGATGTTAAATATTCTAAATCTAAGTGACCTTCAATTTTATCAATACCTTTAAATTGATTTTCGGTGATGTTATATTTTTTACAAAAGTCTTTCATAATTATTATTTTTTTTTTGTTACAATGATGTTTACGTTAATATTTCAATAAGGTTACAGTTTTTATTAAAAAAAATTCAATTTTCACCTTTTTGAACAACGTATTCACTATCATCAATATAATCATTTAAAAATAATAAAGCTTTGTAAGCTGATAGGTTATCATTATAACAATTTTTATAATAATCTTTATATTTAAAAAGAATATCATCAGGATAATCGAATTCTAAACTTCTTATTCCAATCATTATTAAATAATTTTCAAAACTACGTATCATTTTTTAATAACATTTAAATTACTTTTTACCTTTTCTTTAATTACTTTTTCTTTTTTAATTGTATAAAATTTTTCCCAATCTTTTAATACATTATTTTCATTACAAAATAAATCCTCATCAAACCCAATTTCTAAACTATAATTCATTTTTATTCAGTTTGTTTAAATGTTCAAATATAATTTCTTTATTGGATTGAATTTCGCTTCTAAAAAACTTACCTTGTGATTCAGCTGTTTTGAAATGTAAATATAATGATTCATTAACTGGTGTATATGAATATTCACCACCTTTACCAAACTTAACAATTAGTTTTTCTTCACTTATACTATACATTGATTTAACTATGTTTGTAGATTCATATACACAAATCTCATAACCATCTATATTTTCTTCTGATAAAATCATTTTTATTATTTGTTAAATTTAATTTCTACATTTACATTTATATCAAATGAAGGTGTTCCGATTTTATCTGCTATACCATATTTAATACATTCTTCTGCTGTTAAAAATAAATTTTGTGATTTATTTTTTTCAAACATTTCTTTCCAAAAACCTTTTGGTTTTTCTGTATTATTATCTAATAGTTCAAATATAATATTATTTAATCTATCAGCTTCATTAATATCATTTTTTAAATTTTCAATTGAACCAATAGCCATATTAGATACTGAATGAATCATTACAGTCGTATTTGGTTGTACATATCGATAACCTTTTGTACCTGATGAACAAAATATAGCACCACAACTCATTTGTTTACCTGTACCTATTGTACATATAATTTTATCGTTATTATTTTTTATAGTATCTAACATAGATAATAAACTATAAACTTCACCTCCAAATGAATCAACATATATTGGTATAATATTTTGTTTTTTATTTAAAATATTATAATAATTTTCACGAAAATCTTTACTACTATTTTCGTTAAAATTATTAACTAAAATAAATTCTGGTACATATTCAGATTTAAATAAATCTTTACCTTCTTTATAATTAATCTCTTCTGTTATATTATATTTAATATTCATTAAATGTTTTTGTTTAAGGTTTTATAATATTTGTTCTAGTAATATATCTATTATTGTCTTCATCTATTTTTTGTTGTTTTTCAACTAATTTATTATATAATAGTTCTGCATCTGAAATATTTTCAAATCCTATAATTCTACTATTGTTATTATGTTTTATAACAATACATTTATATTCACCATAAAACATATTATTTATTGGATAGCGGTCTAAATCACCATTTGAATATTTATAATATTCAAATATAGAGTAAATATTTTTATTATCCGTAAATATAATTTCTTCTATGGTGTAGAATTTTTTTATTAGAAAAAATTTCACTTGTATTTTTTTCTTTTTAAATAAGTTAAACATATATATCTTTTTATTTTGTTAATAAACAAAAGTAATATTATATTTTTACATATCCAAACTTTTTAAAATAAATAAAAAAAAAACCACACCGAGGAGCGATTTCGATGTGGCAACATATTGCCGTAACAGCAATTCGGTCCTAAGTCCGTATCAGTTGATTGTAAATTTTATATTTTATATATCCATTTACAATCAAATTTCTTAGTAAATAATTTACACATAATACCTGCAATAGTATTTGCTCTATATTCAGGGATTGAATAAATTGTATCATATTTACTCCAATCTATATTTTCATTTTCATTATCATATAAATGTACCATTTCATGGAATATACTTCTAATTATATCCATAATTATTCTACCATTAACTCTTGTATATATATCATTATTTATTGGATTATAACAAGCTAATGTCATTTCAAAATCTAGTTCATCATTACTATCAGTTAAGAATACTTTAAAGTCAGATTTGATTTTTAAATAATTAACCCCAAATGATATTGCACAATCAATTATTTCTTCTTTTTGTTTATTAAAATCATTTAATAATGGGGATACTGTTATTGAATACATATTTATAATAATTTAGCTTTTAAATTTAAGTATAATGAAGTTATAACTGAAAAACCTATATAAGGAATAAAATATATAACTTTAACATTTATCATAAAAAAATAAATAACAAAAATAAATAATGATACCCAAAAGTTTAAACATATATTGCAACCACCTAATATTTTAAATAACCATTTATATCTTGGTTCTATATATGTTAATAAAAATAAGTAATATTTTTCAAATATATTACCTTCACCAAAACAAAAGTCAATAAAATAACTAATAAATGCTGAACACATACCTAACATACAAAATATAATTAATATTTCTAATATCATCTTCTTATTTTAACAACCCTAGGTTTATTAGTTGAACAACCGCATTTCTTTCTATTTTTCATGTAGTTATACATTATAATAGTAAATAGTAATTATTTTTATATAATATTTACTATTTAATAATAAAAATAATATGGAACTTAATTTCGGAATTTTAAAAGAAAACATTAATACATTATTATTAACAGAGAATTTTGATAATACAAATTCTTATAAAAGTTATCTTGATTTATTAAAATCATCTAATATTCTTAAAAATGAATTTTTTATTTATAATACATTAGAAAATACTAATTTTAATAATAAAGAAATTGCTATCGTTTATTTAAATAAATTGTTAGACCCTTTTAAAGTTTATACATATAATGAAGTTTGTGAAGAAAATAAAAAATTAGCAAATGTAGTTACAAATGTTACACCGATTACTGATGAAAGTAAAAAAATATTTTTTGAAGCTATTAATAATTTAATATTAGCATCAACACAAGATGGTATATATAAAATTAAAGATTTTGAAAAAAGTATGGAAGTTGTTTTAACAAAAATAACTCAACCAGAAGTTTTAGAAAGTGAAATTAATGATGAAACTGATATTGATATGGGTTATATTAAATCAGATGAATTATATGAAACTTCACTAAAAATTTATGAAGAAACATTTTTCGAATCTTTAAATGTAAAACAAAAAGAAATTATTTCTGAAATATTTTCAAAAGATGAAAATGAATATAATCTTATTTTTGAAGAAGTTAAAAAACATGTTATTAATTCTTTAACTGATGATATTGAAAATGATGAAGAAACTATTAATGAATGTATTGTTAAAATAACTAGAACAAAATATAATCCAGGTAATTTTTATAATGATATTACAGATTTCTTAGGATTAATCGGTGATGATAATGAATAATTAATCTGAAAAGTCACGAAATAATGGAGGGAGAGTAATATTTTTCTTTATTATTTCAGGAAAAATATAAAAAATATAATTAATATGAAAATTTTAACAGAATCAAAAATTAAAACATTTAATTTATTAATAGAATCATTCATTAATAATGATTTATATTCAGAAATAAAAGATGCACCTAAAAGTGATAAAATTATTATGATTAATAAATATATTGATGATAAAGGTGAACATATAACTACCGATGAATTAGGTGATTTAATAGGTGCATTCTTAGAAGATAACCCTAATAAAGGTACATATGAAGATATTACACAATTTATTGAAAAAGTAATTAGCTATAAAGGTAAAAAATTAACAGTTAAAGAAATTCAATATCTTTTAATGAAAACACCTTATGAAGATAGATTAAGATTAATTGATTTAATTACAAAATTAAAAAATAATATATTATCTCAGCCTGAACAAAATGTTCTTGATTATTATAAAAAGTAATAAATAATTATTTTTAAACTATTTACTTTCAAACAATAAAAATGAAATTACTAGAAGCAAAAGAGGTTGGACATGGTATATTAATTGAACATGATGGTAATACTAATAGAGTATTAGATTCAAATACAATTAATGAGAATGTACATTTAGTAAGAGATAAAAATAGATTATATATAGAATGTATTCTCCAAAAAGCTAATACAAAAAATAGAAATGGTAGAATTTATCCTAGACAAATTTTAGAACAAGAATTAGCAAAATATATTAATTTAATTAAAGAAAGAAATAGTTATGGTGAAGCTGACCACCCTGAAACACCTGTAATCTCTTTAAGAAAAGAAGCATTATCACATTTAGTTACAGAAGTTTGGTGGGTTGGTGATACTTTATGGGGTGTAATTGAAATTTTAACAAGTGAAAAATATGAAGCTGATGGTTCTGTTTTTACAGCAGGTGATTTTATTGCCAATCTTTTAAAGAAAGGGTGTAAACTAGGTATTTCTTCAAGAGGTTTAGGTTCAGTTAAAAAACAAGGTGATACACTTATTGTACAAAATGATTTTGAATTAGTTGGTTGGGATATTGTTAGTTCACCATCTACACCAGATGCTTATTTGTTTAGAGAAGTTAAAGGTGAAAATGTTAAAGATATGAATGAAAATACAATTATTAATACAAATAAAAAAACAAATAAACTAACTAATTATTTAAAAAAATAAATATTTTATAAAAAATATTTGGTTTTTAAATATTTTTTACTATTTAATTTAAAATTACATATAAATATGTCTGATATTCTAAAAAAAGCTGTTAATGAAATTGAAAACATCAAAAAAGGTGTTAAAAAACAATTAGCAAAAGAAATTATTGCAGAAAATAAAAAAGAAATAGATAGTAAAATTTCTAAATTATTAGAAAATGATATTGATGCTACTGAAACACCTATTGAAAATACAGATGAAAAAGAATTTAATGTTGATTTTATTGACACTATTTTAGATGATATTGATATTGAAAGTATTTTAACAGATACAGAAGGTGATGATGAAATTATTGATACTACCGATGTTGTAGAACCAATTGAAGATAAACTAACAGATGAAATTAAATTAGATGAAGAAATGGCTGATGAAGTTATTGATGCACAAAATAAAAAAGAACCAATGTCTGATGATGTAATTCTAGCTAAAATTAAAGAATTAGTTAATAGTGCTGAAATTGAAACAGAAGATGATTCTATTGAAGTTCCAGAAATGGAAGATGATGAACTAGAATCTTTAATTAAAGAAATGGTAGCTGAAATGGAAATGGAAGAACCAATTATCTCACCTATCGCTGAAAATGGTGATGAAGAATTAGAATTTTCTGATGAAGATGAAACTAGTGAAGATGATGAATTAGAAATTCCAGATATGGAAGATGAAGAATTAGAATCATTAATTAAAGAAATGGTAGCTGATGAATCAATGGAAGATATGTCATTAACTGATGAAGAAATGGATGAAGCTATTAGAACATTAGAAGAAGAATTAGTTGTTGATGAAGATGATGAATATAAAGTTGTAGATAAAGAGTTTAATGATGAAGTTGAAACAGAAGAACCAGTTGCAATTGATAGTAGAAAAGCATCTGTATTCACTGAATATTTATTAAATCACGAATCAGAAGAATTTATTAATAGTAATGGTGAAATTGATAGTAATAAATTAATTGATTCTGTTTTAGATAGAATGAAATTAGATGATAACGTTGATATTGAACCTTTATATGATATCGTTCAAAAAGTTATTTCAAAATTTGAAGAAGAAGCTAATAGAGATGATGAAGATTTAGATGAAAATAGAAATCATCAAAGTCCAAGTACTAGTACTTCTAATGACCATATTCCAAGTGATTATTATAAATCTGTTAATGAAGATTTTAAAACATTAAAATCATTAGTTAGCACATTAATCAATGAAAATAAAGAATTAAAAAATATTAATGTAGAAAGCGGAAAAAGACTTGATGAAATCAAGAATAAATTGTATGAGGCTACTATTGCAAGCCGTAAGACTGCTTCTGTTAATGAGTTGTTTTTGAATCACAATAATCTTAATAGTAAAGATAAACAAAGGATTCTTGAAAACTTCATAAAATTAGATACTGTTAAAGATATTAAAAATACCTTTGATAATCTAAATGAAGAATTTTCAAAAAAATCAATTGTGAACGAATCTATTAGTGATAAAATTACAACAACAACAATGCTTTCAACACCAAGTGAATTAAAAACTCCTATGTTGAATGAATCAACTAAACTTACTGGTCTTAATAGAATGTTAGAGTTGTCTGGTTTATTACCAAAACAATAATATTCATTTTTACCAAAATAAAAAAAAAATAATAAATTTAAATTATGTCTTTTACAAGAGAATTATTATCTGGTGGTAACGTAGGTAACATCGGATTAAAACAATTATCAGAACAACGTGAAGTTATCTCAAACAGATGGGATTCATTAGGTCTTCTTGAAGGTCTTAAAGGTTATGATAAAGAAAATATGGCTGTGTTACTTGAAAACCAAGCTTCATATTTGATTAATGAAAATACAAGTTCTGATTCAAGTGGTTCATTTGAAACAGTAGCTTTCCCAGTAATTAGAAGAATTTTCTCTAAATTACTTGCAAATGAATTAGTTTCTGTACAAGCTTTGTCTTTACCAGTTGGACGTATTTATTTCTACAACCCTAAAATTTCTCAAAGAGTAAACAATGCTCATACATCTATTGATGGTGCATTCTCTAACTCTGCTAGTAACTATTCATTAGATGCTGACGGTAGACGTGTTTCTAAAACAGGTGGAACTACTTTTGAATCTTATTCTTTATATGATGGTTTCTATGCAACTGAAAATAACGAATATGGTGATGCTTTATTCGATAGAACTTCTGGTAAAATCTTTGTTAAAAATGTAACTCTTTCTGGTGCTACATTTACTAACGGTACTACTAAACAATATACTGTATTCTTAACAGGTTTCTCAACTACAAATGCTGGTAAATTAGTTGGTCCAGTTGGTGTTCCTCTTGATACAGAAGAATTCTTATCTTCTCTTAAAGTAACTTCTAACGTAGCATTCGTAGGTTCTTCTACTTCTGCATATGATGTTGCTGCTGGTAAAGAAATTACATTCAATGTTGCTGCACAATCTTATGCAAAAGGTATTGTTGATTCAACTGGTAAATTAAAATTAGTTCTTGATTTAACTTATCCAGGTGCTGCTGATGGTTCTTATATCGCTCTTTCTGGTGCTACTACTGGTACTCCTGTATTTACTGCTTCTTACTCTGTTTACTCAGATACTGAGGATGATTCAGAAATGGCTGAGGTTTCTTTCGACCTTGAACACACAACTGTTGATGTTGGAATGCCTAAAAAGTTGAGAGCAACTTTCACTCCTGAAATCGCACAAGATGCTGCTGCTTTCCATTCTTTTAACGTGGAAGCCGAGTTGGTTTCTTTGATGTCTGAAACGGTTGGACATGAAATTGATAGAACAATTCTTAAAGATTTAAGAGCTGGTGCTGCTTGGATTGCTAGATGGGATTACAATGGTTTCGCTAAGAGAACAGGTATTACTCGTCAAGATTATAACCAAGAATTGTTGATTAAAATTAACCAAGTTTCTGCTCAAATTCAAAAATCTACTTTAAGAGGTGGTGCTACTTGGATTGTTGTTTCTTCTGAAATTGGTGCAATTTTCAACGCTCTTGAATACTTCCACGTAACTGATGCTGACCCAGAATCATTGAAATACTCAATGGGTATTGAAAAAATTGGTTCATTACAAAATAGATACTCTGTATTTGTTGATATGTATGCACCAGCTAACACAATCCTTTTAGGTCACAAAGGTGATGGTATCTTCAACACTGGTTATATCTATGCTCCGTACACACCAATTATGATGTTACCTGCAATGAGAGACCCTAAAACTGGTAAATCTGTACATATCTTAATGTCAAGATTTGCAACTAAAATGATTAACAACAAATTCTATGGTAAAATCATAGTTGATGGTGTTGTTACTTTTGGTAACGGTTCTGATTTCAGATAGTTTTAAAACGTTTGAATAATTAAAAAGACTAGTAGAAATACTAGTCTTTTTTTTTTTTGTTATAAACTTAATTTATATCTAAATAACCCACAATCATAAACTCTAACATATCCAGCTTCATTCATCATTTGTATTTCAGTTTTTTCTGGTGAATAAATATCTTTAAATTCTTCTTTTTTAGATATTTTTGTTTTAATAAAATTATAGGATTTGTATCTATTTTGTTTTTTGCACCAAAAATAATTTGGGTTACCAATATTATCTAATTTAAAATTTAAATTAATATAAAGATTATTGTCTTTATTTAATGTCCATCTTCTATCAGCAAATGATATAATTTCAATAGGGTTATAATCTTTAATAAATTGTTTTAATAATCTATTTGCAATCCCATTAATATTATAACTATTATCAACACAAAATCTACTTAATTCATATTTATTTTTATTATCACTATTTTTATAGAACATAGTATTGTTATCGAATAACATTACTGAAACTAAAATATTATTATAATATGCACCATATTTAATAGTTGATTTTGAAGAACCTTGAATATGATTTTTATTTAAGAAATTATTAGTTTCATTAGTTGTTTTAATTTCTTTTATAATACATTTTCTAGCATGTATATTTTCTTTATTTTGAATGTTAAATAAATGTAATAATTTATTTAAAACTAAATCTTTATTTTTTAAATATTCATCTTCAAATATATGAATTAATTTGTATCCTTTTTCATTTGCTAATGTTGTTTTATTTAAATGATAATTTTTATCTTTACCAGATTCAATAGAATGATAATATAAACCATTATATTCAATAGCAATTTTATGTTTTTCAGATAAAATATCAATTTCTTGTCCATTCAATATTTTTTTATTATTATATTCTAAATCATTAATATAACTTGATAAGAAATCTCTAATCTCCATTTCTGGACCAGAAATCGCACAACTATAACTATTATTTAATTCACCACCGTTTTTAATAATTAAATTTCTAGACCAACAACTACTTTTACCAAATTCTTTACCAATTTTTATTGTTGATAAATTTTTATCATAATACATATTAAATATTTTTTTCGTTAAATCTTTATTATAATAATATTTAAAATTACTATCTATAATTTTGATACAACATTTTATTGTACTATTATTTAATTTTATATTATTGGTTAATTTTAATTCTTCCACATAATCTTTACCATGATTAATATTTTCTTTATTTTCTATATAATCATTGTATATTAATTTAAATATATTAGAATGATTAATTAATTTTTCAATTATTAATTCTTTTGATAAATCATTATATTTTTCATGTCCTGATAATTTTTTATTAATAGTTGGTATTGACATATTTATTAAATCAGATAATTGACTTATATTCAATAATTCTTTATTTAAAAGATTATAATATACTGCTAGTGTATTATAATCTATCTCAATGATATGTTTATTACATTCACCACCATTCTTTCTAATTAAATCCCTACTCCAACCACTACTTTTACCAAATTCCTTACCAATTTTAATTGTTGATAAATTTTTGTCATAATACATATTATTTATTTTTTGTATTAATTCTTTATCATGATAATAATCAAAATTTTCATCAATAATTTCAATACAAGATTTTATTGTACTAACATTTAAATTTAAATTATTTATTGTTTTTAATTCTTCTATATAATCTTTACCACAATTAATATCTTCTTTATTATGTACATAATTATCATATATTAATTTAAAGGTATCAGAATAACTAATTAATTTCTCTATTAATGTTTCTTTTGGTAATATTCCATATTTTCCATGTTCAGATAGTTTTTTATTTATGGTTGGTATTGATATATTTATTAAGTCAGCTAATTGATTAGTATTTAACCATTGATTTCTTAATATATTATCAAATACTGTTAATGTTTCTATATCTAATATTACAATAGTTTTATTAATAACATTAATATTATTTTCTTTTATAATTTTACTGATTCTACTTCTTGAAGATTTATATTTTTTTCTTATTTCATCTAATGTTAATATTTTATAAGATTCAATAATATTTTTTACATCTTCTTCATTAAATGTTGGATTGTAAGAAACTTCTATATTATTTTCTTTAATAAAAGAACTAACTCTTCTGTTATCTATATTTAATATACTACTAATATCTTTAATACTTTTATTTGGGTAGTTATTTAATATATAATTTTTTTGTTCATCTGTCATAATTCTTTCAGTATTACATCCAGATTCTCTTAAAAAATTACCAATATATCTTCTATTGACATTTGTTTTTTCAGCCATTTCTAATATAGAGATAATATCAAAATTATTTAAATAAAAATCTTTTTGTTCATCTGTTAGGGTTACTTTATTTCCTTTTACTTCAATACCTTCTCTAAGTACATAACCTTTAAGTCTTTTTCCGTCTATACCTAATTTTTCTGCCAGGGCATTAACGGTCATATTATTACAGTTTTCTATAATAAAATTATGTTGTTCAGGAGATATTGGTTTAATTTTAATATTAATACCTTTATCATTAAAAAGAAAACCAATTAATCTTTTATTGATTCCTGTTTCAGATTCTAAATCAATAAGAGTTTTTCCTGAATAATTATTTAGTAAATATTCTTGTTGTTCTAATGATATTGATTCGTAAGATTTATTTTGAATTCTTTTTCCCATAATTTTATTTGTTTTTTATTATAATACGTAAAGTTAGTTAAATAGTTTCATTTTATCTAAATATTTTTTATAATATATGTAATTATATTTTTTTACTATTTATATATAAAGAAATATTAACATGGGAGATTTTAAAATAAATGATACAACTGGTTGGTTACAAGAAGCTGCACCAGCACCAATAATTCACCAAATTAATAGTGGTTCTACTAGTTCAACGTATTATTATGGTTTTGCATTAACTAATGTACCAACTGCAAATGCTGAATGGAAGATTGTTAAACAAACTATTGTTAGTGATGGTAGTGGTGGTACAATTACAACTATGTCTGCACCTATTCAAACTAATTCAGGTGATACTATTAATTATTTGAGAGCTGACTATGGTTATAAATTTGTTTGGGATAATAGATTATCGTATACATATAAAAGATAAATAGTATAACATTTTAACTAAAAGTTTAATAAACATTAAAATATAACCATGAGTAATTATAAATTAACCATTTTATTGGTACATAACCCATTTCATTTTGATAATTTATTATCTTGGGTATCAACTATTCAAAGAAATTTTTGTGATAGTTTTTTTAATCATGGTGCTATATTATATGAAGATTTATTGACAGGTGAAAAATTTGTTATTGAAGCTGTATCACATGGTGTACATAAAATTACTTTGGAGAAATATTTATCTTATTCAAAAGATAGAATATTGTATAGTTTTGAAACAAATAATGGTGATATAGATTTTTTATTAGCACAAGTTGGTAAAAAATATCAATTTTCTATTTGGTGGTCACATATTGGTTATGCTTTATTTAAAAAAATGTTTGGTAAAGATAATTTTTTAACTAATTGGTTTAATACATATAATAATCCAAATAAATGGTTTTGTTTTGAATTAATTGATAAAACATTTAATTTAAATTTAGGACCAGGATTAACAGGTAAAGATTTTGAAGATAATTTTAATTTAATTAGAATTAATTTATAGTTTAAATATAAATTTTAAACTATTTACAATAAAACCTATGGGTATCCTTCGTTATACATATAATTTTCTTAGAGCATATAATTTAGATATAGTTGACGATGGATATAATAGTAATGATGGAGATGGAGGTGGTACAACATTTGTAACTGTAAATACATATAATGATTTGCCATCACCAACAGGTTTAACAGATACTTTTTATGTTGTATTAAATTCAATTGGTACAGCTTGGTTACTAGGTACTATTGGTGGTACATTTTATTCAAAAGGATTTTATTATTCAAATGGTATTGAGTGGTCTTTTTTAGGTGATGTACCTTATCAAGCTACACAACTACAAACAGATGAAGGTATTTTAAATACGGTTTTTGTAACACCAAGTACATTAACAAATTTTAGTGGGTTAACCAAAAACACATTAGTTAATTTTGTATTTGTCGGAACTAAGTCTGACTTTCCAGC